GAGGAGATCGCCCGCGTCTACGGCGTGCCGCTGCCGGTGATCGGCGACCTGTCGCACGCCACGCTCAGCAACGTCGAACAGCTCATCAGCTACTGGCTCTCGATCGGCCTGGGCGAACTGCTGGAAAACCTCGACCGATCTTTCGACAAGCTGTTCAACCTGCCGACCGGCGAATACATCGAGCTGGATGTCGCGGCCCTGATGCGCACCGACTTCCTGGCCCGCGTTGACGGTCTGACGAAGGGCACGCTCGGCGGTTTGTTCACCCCGAACGAAGCGCGCGAGAAGGAAGGCCTGCCGCCGGTGCCGAATGGCGACGTGCCCTACATGCAGCAGCAGATGGTGCCGCTCGGCACGGAACCCCCCGCGCCGGCCCCTGCGCCCGCGCCAGTGCCCCCAACGGAGGCCGAGCCTATGGAACCCCCTGCCGAGGACTCCGAAGCCACCAAGGCGCTTCTGCTCGACATGCACCGCGAGATGGCGCAGATGCGGGCCGAGGTGGCGCAGATGACGCAGCAGGTCAGCGAGGAGCGCGTCAAGCTGGCCGACGCACGTGCCGCCCTGGCCGAGAAGACGGCGACCGTGCGCAGCGGCGAACCCGGCCCCGAGGGCAAACCCGGGCGCGACGGCAACGATGGCAAAGACGGCCGGGACGGCAAGCCCGGCGAATCCATTCAGGGCGAACCCGGCCGGCCCGGTGATCCTGGCAAGGACGGCAAAGACGGCCAGAGCATCAAAGGCGACCCCGGCGCAGATGGGCGCGACGGCGCACCGGGCAACGACGGCGCACCCGGTGTCCCTGGCGTTCAAGGCGAGAAGGGAATCGACGGCAGGCCCGGCCTCGACGGTGCCGGCCTGTTCGCCGCCGCGTGGGCCGCTGGCGTACACCGCGAAGGCGTGGTCGTGCAGCACCACCTCGGCCAGTACTTCCGCGCGCTGCGTGACACCGCCAGCGAGCCGGCCCCGATCGACGGCACCGCCTCGCCCGACTGGGAGCGTATCGGCCGCGCCGGCATGCGCTTCGTGCATGGCTTCGACAAGGAACGCGCCTACCTCGACGGCGACCTGTACCTGCGCGACTTCGCCACCTTCCTGCACCTCGACGGCTCGGCGCACCTGTTCAACGCGCGCGGCGCTGTCGGTGCGAAGGGTGAGCGCGGTGACAGGGGCAACGATGGCCGCCACGGGCGCGATGGGCAAAACGGCATCGGCGTCGAGGATGTCCTGATCGCCGACGAGGGCCTCGTGATCCGGTTGACCGATGGGCGGGTGATCACCTGGGGGCTCGGCGATCTCGTGACGCGAGCCGTCGACAAGGGCATCGCTGCCGCGCTCGAAGCGCGCAAGCCGCGCGGCAAGAAGGGGCCACCCCATGAGTGAGCACGTCGATCACGGCCTGCCGGCGCTGCCGCCGGCCACGCTGCTGACGGACGCCGAACTCGAAGCGGCGCTGGGTCGGCCGCTGACGCCCGACGACATCAGCGCCAGCCAAGCAGCAACGGCGGTGATTCAGCAGTACGTCGAGCGCGACCTCGTGCTCGGCGACTACATCGAGCGCCACTTCGGCCGCAACGACGGCACGCTTCAGCTCCTGCAATACCCGGTTCAAAGCATCACGTCGGTGCTCAGTTTCTGGGGCTCGCCGGGCAACCCCGGCCAGCCGGTCGCCGACTACCGCGTGGTGCGCCCGACCGGCATCCTGCTCGGCGTGTGGGGCTACGAGATCGAGGTCACCTATACCGCCGGCTACATCTACCTCCCGGCCGACCTGCGCGCGGCCTTCCTGCTCACCTTCGGCTCGGTCAGCGCGGCCAGCACGCCCGAGGTGATCGCGGCCGGCGGTGGCCCGGTCTCGAAGGTCTCGGTCACTGGTGTCGGCTCGGTCGAGTACGAATTCGGCAGCGCCGGCAGTGGTGGCGGCGACGGCATCGCCTCGCCCTGGGGGCTGATCCCGGCGAACGCGGTGGCGCTGCTGCGGCCCTATCGCAACCACGGCCCGGTGGGAGTCGGCTGATGATGCTCGGCGCACACCCTCGCGGCCTGCTGCACACGCTCGGGCGCACCTTCACCTTCAAGCGCGGCACGCTGGAGGTGCCGGTGAAGGCCTTCCTGCGTGGCCTGCGTGCCGGCGAGCTGGTGAACAGCGAGACGCAGGCCGACGCGAGCATGACGGTCGACGCGGTGCCGCTGGCCCAGGCCGGCGTGCCCTATCTGCTGAAGTTCGACCGGCTGATCAGCGCCATCGGCGAGAGCTACACCGTGCAGGAGTCGCACGTCGCGTTCGATGGCGAGTCGGCTGTGTTCCACGAGTGCAAGGTACGCGGCGGGGGTGCGTCATGAGTCAGCACACCCGCGACCTGTTCCGCGCCCGCGTGGCGGCAGTCTCGCCCGCGCCCTATCACGAGACCATCGGCAAGGCCCTCGACCTCAACACGCTCGGGGCGACCTGGGTGACGCTCGAATTCCCGCTCGTGACCTCGCAGCGCGTGAGCCTGGGCTACCCGTGCTGCTACCGCGAGAGCGGTGCGGTTGTCGTGCACTGCTTCGCGCGCAGCGGTCAAGGCGAGGCCGAGGCCATGCAGCTCGCCGAAACCATCCGCCCGTTTTTCGATGCGCCGTATCTGTCCGATGTGCGGCTGCTCGGCACCAGTCCGCCTTCTTTGATCCCCACCGACAACGGCGAATGGCTCGACGTTGTTCTGCCGGTGGCCTATGAGTGGGATTACGTTGTTCAAGGGGTAACACCATGACGCTGACCGCTGACCTCGTTCGCCTCGCCGAAGTGCGAGAAGTCACCTACGGCGTGACACCTGCCACTCCTGCGTGGAAGGTGATCCGCACGACAGGCGAATCGCTTGTCTTCACGCCGACCACCACCACCAGCGCGGAAATGAACCCGACGCGATCGGTGCCCGACTCGATCCTGACCGGCGGGGCGGTGGCCGGCGGCATCAACTACGAACTCGCGAAAGAGGCGTGGTTCGAGGAAATGCTCAGCGGGGCCATGTGCTCCGAGTGGAACGTCGACGAGCTGAAGGTCGGCACGATCCCGATCTCGTTCTCGATCGAGAAGACGCTGCCGATCGACGCGGCCGACACCGACTACCACCTGATTCCCGGCTGCTTGGTGAATGGCTTCACGCTGACGATCGCGCCCAATGCGCCGATCACGGGAACCTTCGAGCTGCTCGGCAAAGAGTACGAGCCATTCGTCGCGCCGCTCACGGGTGCGACCTACGTCGACCCGGTGTTCAATCCGATCTTCACCGCGCCGCTGGTGACCGACATCGAGATCACCGGCATCGCCGCCGCGACGCAGTGCTTCAGCAACATCGTGCTGACGCTCAACAACAACGACCGCGCACGCGAGTGCATCGGCCACCTGGGTGCGCGCGAGATGGCGCTCGGCCGCTGCGAGGTGACGCTCGCCTTCTCGCTCTACTACGCCGACCCGGCCATGCTCACCGCGTTGACGCAGCAGGTCGAACTCGACATTACTTTCACGGTGAACGACTCCGACTCGCCGAGCAACTCGTACACCTTCCACCTGCCGCGCTGCAAGCTGACGCAGTGCCAAGTCGTCGCGGGCGGCACGGGGCAGGACGTGCTCGCCGATTGCGTGGCAAGCGCGCTGCTCGACACGGTGACAAATTCGCCGCTGATCATCACGCGCGCCACGGTCTGAAGGAGAAAAACAAATGGACTTGCGCAAGACATTCGGCACCGACACCCAGCTCGAAGCAGAGGGCGTCGACATTCACCTCGGCGAAGACGCGTACATCACGCTCGCGCGCTCCGGCGGCTCGAACGTGAAATACAAAACGCTGATGCAGAAGCTGGCCTTCAAGCACCGCCGCGCGATCACCGCCGGCACCATCTCGCCCGACGTGGTCGTGCAGCTCGCGCAGGACGCACACGCCGAGGCGGTCGTGCTCGGCTGGCGCGGCATCGAACTCGACGGCGAGGTGCTGCCCTACAGCGTCGCGAACTGCAAGCGCTTGTTCAAGGAATGCCCCGAGGTGTGGCGCATCGTCGAGGAGGAAGCCGGCCGCTTTGCCAACTACAAGCGGGAGGAACTCAGTGAAGCGGGAAACGTGTCGCCGATGCAGTGATCTGGTGGCAGCAGTGGGGCAGCAAGGTCGATGCACTGCAAGAGATCGCGCGGCGTGGGCAACGGGTCGCAGCGCTCGAAGATGCCCCGCAGGAGACGCCCGACATGGCGGTCTATCTGCGCTGTTACGGCGACGTGAGCACGGATCGCAGCGCATCGGGCTACATCACGTTTCATGCGGTCGCGTTGTGGTGTCAGGTGTACGGGGTGTCGGTTGAGGAGTGCTGGCACGTGGTTCGAGAGGCAGATTCAAAGGTCAAAGAATGGCTCAGCTCCAGCTCGTCACAGTCAAGGAAACCAAGAACCTAGAACGGTTCGTCGCGACCGTGATGCCGCTCGACGTGCAGCGCACGCTCCAGTATGTCTACCTCTCCGAGCTGGAAGCGCAGCGCGCCCTCGGCAACCGGCCCACGCAGGCCCTGATCGACAACCGCAAGGGCGGCGACCTGACCCTCGTCAAGAAGCGCGCGCAGGCATTCTTTGCCAGCACCGGCCGCATGATCGAGGCCCTCACCGATGCGTGGGCGATGCTGGTGAAAAGGACACGCATCAAGACCGGCCGGGGCCGCGCCAGTTACGCGCTCTACCGCAACGGTCGCCCGGTGGGCGGCGAGAGCGACATCGCGCGCGTCGTCAAGGCCATGCAGTTCGGCGACACGATCCAGATCGTCGGCCCGGCGGTCGAGTACGGCCGGCACCTCTACTGGAAGCCGATCGGCAAGCCGCGCAAGAAGCGCACGAAGGTCGCGAAGTCGACGCGCAACGGGGTGACGACGACGGTCTACGCCGTGTCGGTGGTGCCGCTGCACAAGCAGGTGATGGCGATCCTGCGCCGCCGCTATCCCGAGCTGCACGTCGGCGACGAGTGGGTGAAGCAACTCAAGCACGGCGAGCCGATCGGCGAGCGCTGGCCGACCATCACGATCTGGCCGAAGGGCACGGTGCATTAAATGGCCGGAGAAGCCACCACCCGCCGGATCATCGAACTCGACGTGCGCACGTCGAGCGAGGCCCTGCGTGCCATCAAGGCACAGGCCGAGTCGATGAAAAAACTGGAGACCGCCGCCGGCTCGGCGAAGGACTCGCTGAAGCAGTTCGCCATCGGCTTCGCTGCGGCCTTCTCCGTGAGTGCCGTGATCAGCGGCTTCAAGGGCGCGATCGACGCGATGGACGCACTCAACGACAAGTCAGGGCAGCTCGGCATCTCGGCCGAGAATTTGCAGGAGTGGAACCACGCCGCCACGATGTCCGGCGCTTCGGCCGAGGACATGGAGAAGGGAATCATCGGCCTGTCGAAGTCGATGGCGGGCATGGACAACGCCACAGACAAGAGCACCAAGGCGCTGAAGGCATTCGGCGTCACCGCGACCGACAGCGTGGATGCCGCGCTTACCAAGATCGCCGAAGGCTTCTCGAAACTCGAAGACGGCCCGCGCAAGACCGCGCTCGCGATGGACATCTTCAGCAAGTCCGGTGCGAAGCTGATCCCGACGTTGAACGAAGGGGCCGAGGGGATCGCGAAGCTGAAGAAAGAAGCGCACGACCTCGGGCTCGTCATCAGCGACAGTGCCGTGCAGGCGGCTGCGAGATTGAACGACGACCTCGACAGGCTGAGCAAGACCGCAGCGGCGGTCGGCATGCAGATCACCGAGGGCCTGCTGCCTGCGTTGCAGACCATCGCCACCACGCTGACGGATTCCATGAAAGCCGGTGATGGCTTTGCGTTCGTCGGCAAGAAACTCGGCGACGCGCTCATTAACCTGACCGCGCTTGCCATTGCCACGGGTGCCGCGTTTGAAGGGCTCGGGCTGATCGGTGCGGCCATGTGGGAGGCGATCAGCCACCCCCTGACACCCTTTGCGCCGGTATTCGAGAAGCTGGACGCCGACATGGCAAAGCTGGAAAAGCGAACCAACGACCGGCTGCGCAAGATGCGCGACAACCTCATCGACTCGCAGAACGCAGCCATTGAGATCGCCCGCGCTTCAGCGGCCGGCATCGACGCGCTGATCGGGAAACCGAAGGGCACCGTCGACACCGGCAACAAGACCGACAACGACATCAAGGCCCTCGAAAAATACATCGAGGCCGCGCAAAAGGTCGGCGTGGCCGAGCGCGAACTCACCCAGGTGCAGGCGCTCGCGGTGCTGGTGCAGAAGGAAAAAATCCAGGTCACCTCAGCCGCCGAGAAAGCGCTTTACCAGCAGGCCGAAGCCGCCGCAAAGCTGGCCGACCTGCGCAAGCGTCAGTTCGCCGAGGAGAAGGCCGACGTGGCGGCAGGCGAGAAGCGCAATCAGGAGCTGCTCGCCTACATCGAGCGCATCAAAGGCATGCGCACCAGCATGATCGAGGCGGCCGATCCGGTCGCGGCGATCGTGCGCCAGATGGCCGAGCTGGATGAGGTGATCGCGAACACCACCGACCCGGCACAGATTCAGGCCCTTGAGCGTTTCGGCGCTGTGCTGGAGAAGGCTCTCGGCCGGGCCACGGGTGCCGGCGTGTCGTTTGTCGATACGTTCACGACGGTTTTCGAGGACTTGGGCACGGCGGTCGGCCGGCAGGTGCAGGGCTGGGCCACCGACGTGACCGACGCCATCGTCGAGATGGCCGAGACCGGCAAGCTCAACGTGAAGGGCATGGTCAACAGCATGCTCGCCGACATGGCGCGCCTGCTCGTGCAGCGCCAGTTGCAGAAGGGGTTCGACGCGGCGGCGACTGGCATAGCCAAGTGGATCAACAGCGCACAAGGCAACGTCTTCGGCCCGACCGGCGTGCAAGCCTTTGCATCCGGCGGCGTGGTCAGCTCGCCCACGGTCTTCGGCATGGCCGGCGGCGGTGTTGGCCTGATGGGCGAAGCCGGCCCCGAGGCGATCATGCCGCTCAAACGTAGCGCCTCGGGCGACCTGGGCGTCGGCGCTTCACCCGTGAACGTCACCGTCATCAACAACAACGGGTCGCAGATCAAGACCGAGGAGACGCGCTCGGCCGGCGGTGGGCGTGACATCCGGGTCATGGTCGACTCGGCGGTCGAGGAGGCCCTCGGGCGCGGTCGCTTCGATCGCGTGATGGCGACCAGCTACGGCGTCGCACGAAAGGGTCGGTGATGGCTGCACTCCCCTGGCCCGCATCCCTGCCGCAATGCGCCGGCACCTACGCCGAGAAGGCCGAGCCGGTCTCGGTTCGCACCAACGTCGAGGAAGGCCCGGCAAAGGTTCGCCGCCGCTTCACGCTGCGAGTCGTGCGCGCGCAGGTGCAGATGGACATGACGATCGCGCAGCGCAACACGCTCGACTCTTATTTCCTCGTCGACCTGAACGGCGGCGTCGGTCGCTTCACCTTCGTTCACCCGTGGCTGCAAGTGGCAAAAGAGTGGCGCATGGTCGAGGCCCCTGACTTCCAGAACATCGGCCCGCTGGGTGTCGCGGCCACGATGGTCTGGGAGCTGATGACGTGAGGGTCTGAGCATGCCGCGCACCCTTTCAGCTCGTGCCGTTCGTGCCGCGCTCGCGCTGGAGACCGGCGACGCCTTTATCGTGCTGCTGACCTTCATCGACAACAGCGACGGCACGCGCTATCGGGTTGCGCTCAACACCGAAAACATCACCAGCCGTGGCAACGTCTACACCGCCTGCTGGTTCTCGTTCTCGCTGCCGCCCGATGACGACGAAGCACCGAAGGGCGTGAGCCTCTCGATCGATAACGTCGACCTCGGCCTGATCGGTGTCCTGCGCCGCATCACCAAGCCGCTCGGCGCGATCATCGAGATCGTTCTCGCGGCGACGCCCGATGTGATCGAGATCGAGCTGCACGACCTGCTGCTGCGCGAGGTGACGTGGGACGAGTCGACCATCACCGGCCAGCTCGTCAGCGACGACCCATTGAATCAAGCCTACCCGGGCGACGTGTATGAGCCTCGCACCTTCCCCGGCATTTTCTGAATACGTGGGCGTGCCCTACGTCGACCACGGGCGCAGCCCCGAGGGCTGGGACTGCTACGGCCTCGTCTACTACATCAGCCGGCACGTGCTGCGCCTGTCGGTGCCTTCGTACCTCAATGCCTACCCCGACGCCGAGGACGTGCCGCACGTGCGCAGCGCGATCGAGTTTCACTCGAAGGAGTGGCGCGAGGTCTCACGCGACGAGATCGCGCAGGGCGACACGCTGGTCTTCAACATCTGCGGCCTGCCGATTCACTGCGGCCTCGCCTTCTCGCCCGACGTGATGCTGCACTGCCTCGCCGGGCACGAGACGGTCTTCGAGCGCATCGACGGCGCGCGCTGGCGCAGCCGCATCGCGGGGGTCTACCGATGGACGTGATCGTTCGGCCCCACCTCCTGAGCACGCGCGACGTGACGACGCTGGAGCTGCCCGAGGGCACCAGCATCGACGCGATGGTCGCCGCGCACGCCTGGGCACCTGGGATCGAGCCGCATGTGTGCGCGCTCGTCGACGGCGTGATGGTGCCTCGCGCGTGGTGGCCTCGTGTCAAGCCGAAAGCCGGCGCTCGGGTGATGCTGGCGGTCAGCCTGCACGGCGGCGGCGGGCGTGGCGGGACAAGCAGCGGCAAACAGGTGATGCAGCTCGTCGCGGTCATCATCCTGGCGGTCGTTTCGCAAGGGGCCGGCGCGGCGCTTGCCACGGCGGCGATCAGTGCGAACACCATCAGCGCCGGCATCATGCTCATCGGCAGCCTCGTGCTGTCGGCCCTGTTCAAGCCGCCGAGCATCAAGCCCGGCGCGACGGGTGAGACAAGCAACGCCTACAGCTTCGCCGGCCAGTCGAACCAGATCAGGCCCTACGGCGTGATCCCGCGCGTGCTCGGCACGCACCGCGTGTTCGGCGACGTGGCCGCGAACCCTTACACGCAGCTCGTCGGCGATGACCAGTACCTGATCGGGGTCTACTGCTTCGGTTATGGCCCCTGCGATGTGAACGACATCCGCATCGGCGAAAACCCGATCGACCAATATCGGCCCGAGATCGTGGTGCACAAGGAATTCAAGCGCGGCGACACGCTGACCCTTTACAACAACGATGTGACGCAAGACCCGTATGCGCTGCTGCTGAATCCCGGTGCGCCGGTCATCATCACCACGCGCCCGGCGACCGACTCGGCCTCCTTCGACATGGCTTTCAATCAGGGCCTCGCGCGTTTCTATGAGGTGTCGGGCGACTGGTTGCCCGAGACGGCGACCACGCGCGTCGAGTTCAAGCGGCAGAGCGAACCCGACACGGCCTGGAAGCCCTACGCGCAAGCGGTCTCGAACACCATCAGCGAGGGCAACGTGTCGCGGCTGATCGGCATCAAGGTCAAGGATTACGACGCCGCGAATCAGAACCGGCCCTACGCCACGATGGGCATTCTCGCGGCCGGCACGGTGAACCTTCAGGGTGCGCCGATGGAAAGCGGGCACGAGCTGGAGCCACTCGGGCCGGGCTCGTCCATCGTGATCGAGGGCTACAAGTACACGGTCACCGCAGGCGACCCGGTGGCCTTCTCGATCTCGCCGCCGATCGTGGCCGACATCATCCGCGAGTATCACTGGTTCTGGCCGGTGCAGGATCACCTCGCCGGCTACTACCAGGGCGGCAGTCAGGACTTGTGGGAGATCAGCCGCGTGCGGCAGACGCCGTTCATGGCAACGATGTCGCTGCGCTTTCCCGACGCCGATCAATGGCAGATCAGGATCACGCAGGTCGAGATCGACGAGCCGGCGAACCTGAGCTACTACCACAAGCGCACCAT